GCAAAGCTAACGGCAACAAACCGACGGCATTACAGATGAAACACTTAACTGACATACACTTTGCTGGAGGGATCAGTATTGTGGTTGATGAAACTAATATTGATGACTTATATAATATAATGAGAAAGGCTCAAAATGAATATAGAGATAGACGGAGGAGAAACCGTGGGAAATCCCACGAAAACAGTTGACATGGTTAATCATCCCCCACATTATAAAAAGGGGATTGAGACTATAAAAATAATACGCTCAAAGCTAACCATGGAAGAATATATAGGATATTTGCGTGGCACAATTATTAAATACATCACACGTCTAGGATACAAAGGACAAGACCATGACATGATAAATGATGTAGGTAAAATAATATGGTATGCAAAAGAACTTGAAGATTATTTAAAGGAGAAAAGCCATGAGTGATGATATTTTTATGCGAGTAAAAAAACTTCTTGAGAACCACGTCGAGGTCTTAAATAAACATAGTATCGGCGATGAACATGCAGAAGAAGCACAAGATATTATTGATGAACTAAATATATTGATTAAAAACAAGGCATTTATTGAACACCTAGAACACGAGATTGAAGAAGAAGAACGCAAGATGGTTAGCGATGACTTGGCTAAAGAAATTCTTAACGGAAAGTTTTGTGTTGGTGGTAACTGCGAGGATTGAGAACTGGTATCAACTCGCTCTTTACGTTTTATTACCGAAGAGGCATAAATGGATAACATATTTACGCACGCATTACTAGACTTTGAAGACAAAATAATTAAAAAATACAGGTGGACAAAGAAGGACTATGAGTGGTATATTGAAAAACATCCATCTGACAAAATTATAAAACTGGACAAACCTGTGTATAAGTCGGATTATCACAGAGCATTAGAACTAGTAGGAGAAAATTTATTTTGAGTAAAAGAACAAAATGGGAAACAGCATTAACTGAACGAACAATAACAAAAGTACCTGCATACAAACGAGGTTTCACATATGAAGAGAAAGTAGCTAGAGTAAAGGAAGTACAAGCAAAGTACCCAAATGCTACACGACAGAAGATTACAGAGTGGACTGGTTATAAATCTACAATATTAAATGAAATGGAAGCAAACGGTGATATTAAATTACCTCCAAAGAAAAGAACAACGAGCAGAAATACATCTTGGATGAGACAATTAGGTAGATTAAGTGGCTGATGAAATAGATAAAGCAAACGACCAAATGGAAAAAGCTATGGCTTTGACTATGAGGACTATTAACACAAAAATAAAAGAAAACGACACAGGTGAGTGCATTTGGTGCGGAGAGCCTGTAAAAGACAAACGGAGATGGTGTAGCATTGAGTGTAGGGATGAACAAGAGAGGCATAGTTAGTCCATGCGTAGAGATATGTAGATACGAAGAGATTAATGGTGAACCTAGATGTATTAGTTGCTTTCGCACTTATGAAGATTTATCTAACTGGATGTATTTAACAAATGAAGAACGACAAAAAAGAATTAAACAAATTAAGAAAGATAGGAGAGAGTATGAACGTCAGCAAAAAAACAATAAAGATATGGGAAAAGAATCTTAAGCAAGGATATAGATTTTTTCAACCGCACAATGCAATTCAATTAACACCAAGAACACTACGAGAAGCGTTAGGGTATAAGCAATATTATGAACTTAAATCTAATGAATTTAATATGAAAGAAACTACTAAAGCATATGCAATAGGAATTATTGTCTTGTTAGTATATATAGGTACATGGCTATTCTAAAAACAACAGGGAATAAATGCAATAAATGCAAAAACGACGCTAAATACTATGACAAGAAAAAGTGGTGGTGTGGCTTTACGTTTGAAGGACATGGATACTGCAAAGCAGAGAAAGAGAGCAAAAATGACAAATGATGAATTTATAGAATCGTTTAAAGAAGCATTAGAAAGACTAGAATTAGAATCAGAAGTTATAATAGTCGGAACAGACACTACAGCTCAAATTTCAATCCCTATAAGTTGGGGAGCAGAAAAAACGGAAAAGGTATTTAAAGAAGTTCATGAATATATACATAATAAAAATAAACAAATTAGAAAGAAAATGCACTGATGCAAATAGTAACTCTCGACTTCGAGACTTTTTACGACACAGGGTTTAGTCTATCTAGATTAACAACAGAAGAGTATATAAAAGATGATAGATTCCAAGTCATCGGGTATGCACTTAAGATAGACGAAGGACAAACAAAATGGTTCACTGGATCGCATGACGAACTCAAACTAGAACTGGATAAGATAGACTGGAGTAACTCAATGTTACTCTGCCATAACACAATGTTTGATGGTGCAATACTATCATGGATATTTAACATTGTTCCCTTCGCTTACCTCGATACCTTATCTATGGCTCGTGCAATACACGGTGTTAATGCTGGCGGTAGCTTGAAAGCCCTCGCTGAACGATATAACATAGGACAGAAAGGTACTGAAGTTCTGGACGCTAAAGGTAAACGACTAGAAGACTTTGCAGACCATGAACTACATCAGTATGGTCAATACTGTAAAAACGATGTCAAACTAACCTATGACTTATTTAAAATATTATCTAAGACATTTCCTATTGATGAACTAAAACTTATAGACATTACATTAAGAATGTATACCGAGCCTACGCTTAGACTAGATGATGCAATACTAATTAATAGATTAGAAGAAGTACAAGAAGAAAAACAAAATTTATTAGCTGGTCTGATGAACAGATTAGAATGTGAAGACGAAGAATGTGTACGCAAGAAGTTGGCTAGCAACAAACAGTTTGCTGAGTTGTTGGAAGAACTTGGGGTTGAAGTACCTACAAAGATTAGCCCGACTACTAATAAAGAAACATATGCTTTAGCAAAGAATGACGTTGGGTTTATAGAACTACAAGAACACGAGAATCCTTTTATACAAGAACTGTGTGCAGTGAGACTTGGTACAAAGTCTACAATAGAAGAGTCAAGGATAGAGAGATTCTTAGATATTGCTGTGCGTAACAAGGGTAGACTACCTATCCCATTAAAATATTATGGGGCTCATACAGGAAGATGGTCAGGTTCAGATAAGGTTAACTTCCAAAACTTACCAAGTCGTGACGCAAAGAAGAAAGCCTTGAAGAACGCCGTATTACCACCAAAAGGACATATCATAATAAACTGCGACTCCTCACAAATTGAGGCTAGAATACTTGTATGGTTAGCAGGACAAGAGAACATCGTTAAATTATATAGAAACGGACAGGATGTTTACTCTGAGTTTGCAAGTAAAGTCTACAACAGAAAGATAGATAAACGAAACAAGACAGAACGATTTGTTGGTAAAACCTGTACTCTAGGTTTAGGTTACGGTACTGGGTGGTCAAAGCTACAACATACTTTGAAAACCTCCCCACCCGGTGCTGACCTTTCAGACGAAGAATGTAAAAGATTAGTCAGAGTTTATAGAGATGTAAACAATAAAGTTATTCAGCTGTGGGAAAGATGTGATTTAGCTTTACGCAATATGGCACACTGGAAAGACAAACAACCTTATTACCTTGACAAACATAAGTGTATATTAGTAACTAAAGATGGGTTAAAATTACCTAATGGTTTGTATATTTACTATCCTGAGCTAAGAAGAGACTCAGAATCAGATAGAGAGTCATACATATATTCTTCTAGGCGTGGCGTTGTAAATATTTGGGGTGGATCAGTAGTAGAGAATGTGGTTCAAGCATTAGCTAGAATTATCATAGGCGAACAGATGATAAAAATAGCGGGTAAATACAAACCTGTGTTAACTGTTCATGATGCTATTGTATGTACTGCACCTGAAGAAGAAAAGGACGAAGCATTAAAATTTATTATGGGCGAGATGTCTAAACCACCTAAGTGGGGTGAAGATTTACCTATAACTTGCGAAGGCGAGTATGCAGAAAACTATGGGGATTGTTAATGGTACCTGAACACTTTATAAAAGATGAAGCATTTGCTAGCAACATAGTTAGAAAGTATCTTAACTCAAAAAAGAAAGATGGCTGGAGATATGAGGAAGAATATGAACTTAAAAGTGGGTGGGCAAGACTAGATTATTTAGTTAAAGCACCGTATGAAGGAGGACATATATTTTTTGGTATTGAGTGTAAGAAGTCTTTATCTAAATATACTAGCTGGTCAGACTTAGCTAAATATTTTGAACAGATGGTAGCTTATCAAACTAGACCTGACGTAAGTTATCCTATATTTTTGGCTCCAATAGTAGAAGATGAAAACGTAAATAATTTTTATAAAAAATATCCATCATATACTAACTTAAATAACATACAAGTTTTTGACAGGCTAGCAGGAAGATTAAATGTTGGTGTAATGTATATGTCTCACACAAAAGGAAACTGGGGTGCAACACTTAGACTAAGAGATGGCACTTATTATTCAGATCATAGAGGGTTTAGAAAAGATAGACTAAAAATATCTGTGACTAAAAACTCTCATATAACAAGGGTACCTCAAAAAATATGGGGTCAGGAGTATAATTATGGGTGATGGCGGAAAAGGTAGTTTACAAAGACCTACTGACAAGAAAAAGTTTGATGAAAACTATGGAGAATGCTAAGTTTACAGTTCATGGACTAGATTATGACAAAGATAAAGTAGTATCCAATATATTTAAACTTCAAGATATGTGGGTATCTAGGTCTAATGACTTCCCGTTTTATACATTAGGTCGTAGTGCATACTTAGATGGTAAGACCCCTGAGTATAAAAATATGCAAAAGGGTATGAATGAACTTTTATATAATAACTTTAAAGAGTTGTATAATAATGTATTACATGTATTACAAGATAAACTAAATGAAAGAATATATTTACCAAAAGATTTATGTTATCCAGGTTTTCATATATTCCCATCAGATGAAAGTTTATTAACTATTGCAGGTAATTGGCATGAAGATTACCCACACGAAACATTAGGTCTTGGCAATAAAGATACAAGTACTTTTACTGTACCTATATTATTACCCAAATCAGGGGGCGGTATAGACTGTATGATAAACGATGCACCTATTTATATAAGCTACAAAGAAAATGAAATGTTATGGCATGATGGTACAACACTACATAGGATAGCAAGCTTTAAAGAATATAAGCCAAACGAATATAGAATAACACTACAAGGTCATTTAATCAGACGTAATAATAAAATGGAGGTATTTTGGTAATGGGTGATGGCGGAAAAGGCAGTTTACAAAGACCTACTGATAGAAAAAAGTTTGATGAGAACTTTGACAGAATATTTGGTAAGAAAGAGGTAAAAGATGGCAAAGATAAAACAGACAGAAAATAACCACGAGACTTTACACAAACGGACATCACAGGGAGGACGACGTGCAAAAACAAGCTCTATGAATAAATCATTTAAACATAGTTTTAAAAAATATCGTGGTCAAGGAAGGTAATGGCAGTATTTACATGGTCTTATTCTAGCCTAAAGGAATATCAAAACTGCCCTAAAAAGTATCATGAAATTAGGGTACTTAAAAACTATACCATAAAAGAAACTGAACAAATGCGTTATGGTACCGAAGTCCATAAAGCTTTAGAAGACTATGTAAGAGACGGAGTTGAGTTAGCTAAAAACTATCAAAGATTTAAACCCTTTGTAGATAAACTAATATCAATACCGGGTGAGAAATACTGTGAATATGAAATGGCTTTAACTTATAACAGAGAGCCATGTGACTTTAAGAGTGAAGATAGATGGGTTAGAGGTATAGCTGACTTAGTTATAGTTGATGGTGATTATGCTTTCATTGTAGATTATAAAACGGGAAGTAATAAATATCCTGACCCTAAACAGTTACGCTTGATGGCACTAATGTTGTTTACTTATTTTCCTGATGTTCAAAAAATTAAAGCTGGTTTACTTTTTGTTATGAAGAATAGTTTTGTCAGTGAAGAATATCTTAGAAAAGACATGGACAAGTCTTGGGCTATGTTTGAACAACCACTAAAAAGATTAGAGTCATCATATGATAATGACAAGTGGCAAGCAAATCCAACACCGTTATGTAAGTGGTGTCCAGTACAGAGTTGTGAGTTTAATCGGAGTTAGTTGTGTATACTAGAACATGTATTACATGTAATACAAAGTTTGAAACTTACCACCCAAAATATCTTAATTGTTCTCCCGAATGTAACTCTATTTATAGGGTCAACGCTAGATATGAAAGAGAGAACAATGATTGGGAAAGATACTTTAAACATTTACTATCTAAAAAAGAATCAAACTTAACAGTTGCTCAATTAATAGGTAAGATAGCAGAGCAAGATTATAAGTGTGCTTTGTCAGGAGTTGAGTTAACTTGTATACATAAACGTGGTACTATCATATTAACTAATGCAAGTATAGATAGAATTAATGCAGGAAAAGAGTATAATTATGATAATATTCAGTTGGTCTGTAGGGCAATTAATAACTTTAGAGGCGATCTGAGTGTAGATGAATTTGTAACTTGGTGTAAGAGGGTATCAGATCATGGCTTACGTAAACAAAAAAAGACCATATAAAAAAGAATATGAACAACAAAAAACAAGAGGTGAACATTCTAACCGAATGGAACGTCAACGTGCTCGTCGTAAAATTGATGCAAAAGGTAAAGACTTAAATGGTAACGGTAAAGCTGATATGAGAGAAGGAAAAGACATAGCTCATCGTAAAGCATT